AAAGTTATTTATCATACCTTTAGCAAGGATACTTTTATTTCCCCATCTTGATCCTCTTAAAATTTCGTAACCAACAATACCAGGTATTTCATTACCATCATTATCTTTTGGTAAAATAATATTTTTTATACCGGTATTATCAGTAAAATCAAATTTAGTACTATTTCTAATATTTTTATTGATACCGGGTTGGTTACCACTGTAGACTGCTGCTTGATAGAAGTCCCCTGCAAGTTTAAGCAAAGATTGAACTTCACTTTTTGAAAATAAAACTTTTTGAATCATTTAGTATTAAACTAAAGTTCTAATATTTTAAATAACTTTGTATTAATTCTTTTTAACTCTGGTCCTTTTGTTAGTAACACACAGTTTCTATAATCAGACCAATTTATTCTATAAGAAGTATCTAATACTCCTTCATTTAGCTCTTTAATTAATGTATTGAGAGCATTAATGGTATATAATGTGTTGGATTCTTTTTTTCTGTGTACCAGAATAGTGTTATCTAAAAACGTTCCTACATTTCCAAAATCTACATTATAAGTACAAATATACTCATTTAAGCTCTTTGAGTATAAAACAAATATTTTATTGTAGATGATTTTGTAACGTTCCTGGATTTCTGCTAAAACTGGTTCTAATGTTTCTTCTGTCGCAAATGTACAGAATAGTTTATTACTCATATCTTCGTTTAAAAATATAGGGTCGATATCATAATCGAACCTAGCCTCCGCAACACTTGTCATCTTATATAAATATTAAATTGTTTTATAAACATAAATCTTTAGAGTATTTGAATTTTATCGGGTATTTTTTACCACTCTCTAATATATTTTGTAATTCTTTTAACGTTTCCTTCCCATCATCCTTGCTAAAGTCAAAAAGTAGTGAATCGTATGTATAAAGCACTACTTTAGTTTTTTTATTTTGTAGATACCTTAGTACATCTTTTAAGATAATAATATTTCTTGAAGTTTCCAACGACTGCATTAAATAATTCATTAATTTTTGTGGGTTCATGTCTTTTAACTCTTCGGTAAATGGTTTTTCAGACATATTATTATGTATAACTCCTAAACCTTCATACTTAATCCACAACGAGTCAATAAACTCTTGAATCTTCTTAAATATTTCCACATCTTTATATTCTTCTGGTATTCTTCCGTATAAAGCATGAAAGTTGATCTGTTTTGCTTTATCGTATTCGTGATCTAAAATCTCTTCTTTATTGAAATAAGTTTTAGCTAACTGCTTATGAGCTGATTCTTCGGTAAGATTGTATCCAAGTTGGTCGCAAAGAAGCCTAACATGATATCCATCAAAATCAAACTCAACAAAATAATCATTAACCGGATGAAAACATCTTCTATGCTCGTTAGTTTTAGGTATTGCAGCAAAATTAACTGAATTAAAAGCATTTGTTGGTCTTGATGTAATATTATAAAGGTTATAGTAAGTATAAGCTACATTATCTACTATATTCTGTTTAGGATCACGTGGAGAAAACATTTTATTAAATGCTTCATAGTATATTCCTAAACCACCTTGTTCTAATAAATAGAATACATTAGTAGCAGTCTTATTATAAAAGTCAAATCCAGACGGTATCGGAATATCTGCTACTTTTCCAACTTTTTCGTAAGTTTTTTCGCATAACTCATATAACTTAGATAAAGGAATTAATTTATTTATAAAGTAAATATTCTTAAATTTATTATAGAAATAATTTATAAAGTTAAAATCTCTAGAATATTCTAATTTTTCGTATTTTACCATAGAATATAGTAAAGATAGGTCTATTGCTCCCTGTAGATTAAAGTGATAGAGTAAGAGTTTCTTATCTAGTGTATAAAGTGTACTATAAGATTTAAGAATTTCATAGACACGTTCTTTATCTACATTAAGTCCTTCATCATGATCTATCGGAACTATGAATCCATGCTTGGAATTAGTAGGCCTTATGTATACAGCTACTGTAGAAGTAAGTTTAGGATGATAAAAATAATTAGAAGGAACTATGTCTACATACCCTCCTAATCTACCAAAGCTCTGTAACCTTTCTAATTGAGTATCAGTCTCAATAATATAAAACATATATAACCTTTTTAGTAAGATAAGATAAAAATCTTAAACTACAAACTGTCCATAATTATTTAAAAAAGAAGATAGTCCTTGAATTGTTTTTTCTGCTTCTAAAACGGCTTCTTTATTTTTAGCTTTTGCTCCAAAATAAATATAAGGTCCTTTATTAAGATTTTCTAGAGGTTTACTAAGTTCCCAACTTATCACTACTGATTCTGTATATAATTCATTAGAAAGTTTTATATAGTTTTTATAACTTACTTCAACAATCTTATTTGTTCTTTTATCTTGGACAATATATCTCTTAAAAGTACCTTTTTTATAATCTTCTTCAGTCGGTACTATACGGTCGCTTTTAAATTTTGCAGTAAGAGTATGTTCGTCTGGTCCTCCTCTTAGATCTATAAGTTTTTTAGATTTAGAATTAAAAGTTTTTCCTTCATAAACATTTCCTTTATAGGTTTCTATATAACTACCTACATACCTAGATCCATCAGATTTAGTAAATTCTCCTCCTTTTGTAAATTTAACGATATATTTTGATTTTGGTAAATACATATAGTTTAAATTACAGCCCAGTGCCAGTGTTTTCCAGTACCGTTATGTGATATAGGGTAATAAGTTCCATCTACAGTCAAATTTAGTTCAGGGGTCATTTTGTGTGGTACTATTGACTGTATACTTTTACTAACCTCAAGCATTAACCTAGTAGCATTAATCCAAGCTTGTGTGCTATCTGTTTGATTAATAGCAATATCTAAGGCATTACCTTCTGGGTGCTTTCCTTTTTTATGGTGTCTATCATTTCCTGCTGTAAATCTATATAATTTTCCTGCAGGGTTTTCTATAGAATTATCTATAAGGTTTGTAGATACTGGATCTAGAGTGGTAAAATCGTAGACTTGAGGATTATTAAGTTCTGCATCATTAGGATTATTTCTCATAAAAAGTGCGACTTTAGCAGGATTTTTTAAAAGCATATTTGCAATTACAATAATGTTACGGCCTAATTTAAGAGTTTTTTCACTTATATCCTCTCCTGAGCTATTTAATTCTGCTCCTTTTTCTGCAAATAAATTAGGATATCCAGCTATATATTTTCTCAATTCAACTGCATTTGGAAATAATATTTCACTATCTAAAGCAGTTTCACCAACATCTAATAAGGTTCCTGCCTGTATTAATTCTTCTACTACACTAGTATCGTATTCTTCTTCTTCTAAATATTTTCCAGTGATAATCATTTGTGAAGTGATACTAGTTACCCATCCAGAAGAATCTATTTTATTATCTATACCGGTAACAACAAAACTAACATTATTTTTATATCTTGATGGTAAAAGTCCTGGTGCAACATTAAAAATATCAGTAATCCGTATACCAGAGATTCCTAATAAATCGAATTTTAATTCTATTGGAATAATACCAGGAGGGTTTTTTCCTTGTTTTATTAGAGTATTTTTCAAAAATAAATTAGTAACTATTCTATGAGCAGTAATAATATCAACTTCATCTATGTCAGGATCTACTTTAGATTCATTTACTGTTTTGAGATAAGAGTTTAAAATCCTAGCAGCATTAACTATTTTTATTTTATCGTCTTCAGCTACTTCAGCCGGACTTCTTTGTTTTCTTACTTTATCTAAAGTTCTTTGCTCTATGTATCCATCAACGTATCCTTTGTAGAAATTTTCAAAATTAAAAATATCTTCATTTAAAGAACTTCCCCCTGCTGCTGCTCCAACAGCAATCATGTTTGCTAAACTACTAGGAATTACACTTTGCAATGTTATTCCTCTAGTAAGTCCTTTAGACCCAAAAAGATCCCAAGTATACGTTACATTATCATAACTAGGTGTACCTTTTCTATCGCAAATAAATTTAACCTGGTCTCTATCTTCTATAGAAAAATTATTTATATTTGATAAACTTTTTGCAACTGATTTAAGAACTTTTTCAACAAGTTCATAGATCCCGGTATCTTGCACATCTGTTTTTTTAATAAGTTCTGTATATAATTCAGATATAAGATTTACATTAATAAAGATATTTAAAATATCGTTATAGTCTCCATGAATAGAGTTGGCAACTGTATGTGATGTAGAAAAAGTATATTCAAATACTCTTAAATTACTAGATGGAACTGCTATAACCGGTTTAGGTAAAAAACATACTTTAAGATTTGTTGAAATGTGATCAGAGAAAGTAACAAAAGGGCTCTTATTTTCATAAACTACTTCACTACTGTCAATATCAGTATCGTACTTGCCGCAATAAAATTTAACCCACTTTATACCGTCATCAGCTAACATAAAGTGCCTATTAATCATATTTAGAAAACTACCAAAAGTAATATATTTGTAAGAATTAGGGGTACCTGTATTAGGTGGTTCAATACTGAGGGTTAGTGGATTTATCCCTAATGTTTTTAATCTATCGGCTTTTTTTTGTAATTTTTCTAGATCTTCTGTTTTTCCTCGCTCTTCTTTTACTTTAATAATTTCTTCTAAAGAAGCTATCGGAGAAAGACCATCGGAGGGAGTAAGACTAGGTGCAGTATCTAAAATTAAATCTAAATAACCTTTGAAAGTATTAACAGTATTTTCTCCGATAAAATTTTTATCTTCATCATCGGCAGAAACAGT